TGGAGGTGACAAAGGTAGTAACCCACAACTGGCTAGAATACACGCTATGATTAGAGAAATAGCACAAGAAATTGGCTACACGTTTGTAGAAGCCAAATTAGAAGTAAAAAGAGCCGCTGGATTATGCTTTGTAAAAGATAAACAAGAATATTGTAAGTCTTTTGCAGACTGTGATAAAGATGAGTTAAATCTTGCAATACAAGCATGTGTAGAAATAGGAAACTTTAATGGTATGAATCTAAGATAGTTATTTGACTATACTCATTTTAGCATTTATATCTTTAAGCTTTTCTGACACATCAGATCCTTTTTGGATCATTTTAGCAAGTTCTTCTAAATCTCCTTTAGTTGCTGAAGTTTCTGTCTTAACCTCTAAGTTTTGTTTTTGAGCCATATACTTAAATAGCTGGATCAAAGAAAACAAAGTGTATATATCAGACTCAAACTCATCTAAAGGTATTTGCTCTTGCTCTTCTAATGGTAATGTAGCTTGAGAAACAATTTTTTCAAACTTGGCAAAAATGCCTGGCAATTCAGAACCTCTATCACTGTTTTCAATAATCATTTTATTAGTGATTCTTTCTAAACCATGTATATATGCAGGATTAATTTCTATACCTGTAATGTTCTTGGTAAAGTCATATGTAACTCGTGAGTGTAATTCTTGATCAGCCATAATAATTAATTTAATAACAAATATACTATAATTTACTAAAAAAATGGACATAGACATTAATTTATTAAGAGATAATTTAAATAACAAACTAAAAGACAGTGGTTGGGACCGAATGCTTTCACCATATGTGAATGGTTTAAGTTTTGATTATATAATGAATAAACTACGTGACAGCGTAGAACAAGGATTACGTTTTACACCTAAGTTTAAAGATGTATTTAACGGATTTTATGAATGTCCTTATGATAACTTAAAAGTTGTTATAGTAGGACAGGATCCATATCCTCAATTGGGTGTAGCAGACGGAATTGCTTTTAGTTGTAGTATAAAAGGTAAAGCTGAAAAGTCTTTACAATATATACTTAAAGCACTTGAAGATGAAGATGGAAGTGTTGACTTAAGACGTTGGTCTAATCAAGGCGTGCTATTAATTAATACTGCATTTACTTGTGAAGTTAATAAAATAGGTTCACACTACGGTATATGGAAATCTTTTACAGAACATGTCTTTGAAAATATTAATAGACATAACCCAGATACAATATTTATATTGATGGGTAAGAAAGCAGAAGCATGGCAAACTTTACTTCCTAACTGTAAAATAATTAAGTGTTCTCATCCTGCATCCGCTGCATATAGAGGAGGTGAATGGGATTGCAATGACGTATTTAATAAAACAAATACAATGTTAATTAAGCAAGATAAAACTTGTATAAACTGGTAATAATGGGTATATTTGTAACCCTACAATTCGTAACTAAATGATTGACACTCAAAAGATTAAACAAAAGGCTCAGATAGAGCGTTTTAAGAATAAGTTTTACAGAGATCATGACATAAAACTATTTATTTTAACCCCAACAAGTTGTAAATCTAGTTTAACTTTAACTAAGTATAAACAGATAACAATGCATTCTATTGTAGAAGATCACCCTAAATATGCAAAGTATAATTTTAAGACCAAATCAAAAGAACGTGATTTTATAGTATATATTCAAGTGATGAGTTTTTTAGCTAATAAAGACGGCTATTCTTTAACTGCTATTGGAAAATCAATATTTAGAAATCATGCTACTATTATTAATTCTTGTAAAATAGTTAATAATGGTATTGAAACTAAAGATAAAGACATTTGTAGAGTTCTTGAAAAAATACAAACTAAAATAAATACATATGTGGGAACTATTACAAAAGATATTAAAGGAAAAGATGACACCAAATCAGTGTCTGATCCTATTTGGGATGAAGCAAGGCGTTTCATCAACAGCTAGTAGCAAGCTAGATAAAGATATATTGGTTTCTAATGGGTTTTTAACATTTGATGAAGACAAATATAAATTGACACCATCCGCAAAAGCGTTTTGTGCTAAGCTTGATAATTATTTTATTAAAGCAAAAAAGAAAACTGATATCCAACTAATGGGTAAAGACTTTGCTGAACAAATAAATATATATAGAGAAACATTTCCTAATACCAGACTACCTAGCGGTAAACCTGCAAGAGTAAATGTAAAAATGTTATCAGAATCATTTAGATGGTTCTTTGAAACATATGATTATGAATGGCCTGATGTCATAAAAGCAACTAAAATGTATGTAAATGAGTACAGGGATGCGGACTATATGTATATGCAAACCAGTCAGTATTTTATATGTAAGCAAGACAAGCATAAAGTTAAGTCTTCTACTTTAGCTGACTATTGTGATATGATTAGAGATGGTATTGATACAGAAGAAAAAACCTTTAAAGAAAAAGTAGTATGACACCGGCAAAAACAACAGAGGTTTTACAAAAACTTAATTTAGTTTTAGAAGATATACAATTGCTTAGAGATGGTACATGGGTACCTGATAAAGATAGTTGTGAAGATACTATAGATAATATAACAGATGTAATATATATATTAGAAAATGAGTAAAACAGACAAATCATGGGTAGGACAACATGCTGCATTTAGTGAAGCATTAAAGTATATGAATGCCAGGCAAAAAGGTGAAGAGAAATCTATATACACACCTTGGCCTAAATTTAATGATGCTGCTACTGATGGTTTAGAATGGAATACTCTAACTGTTATTGGCGGTAGACCTGGTTCAGGTAAAACATTAATTAAAGATCAAATAATCAGAGAATCATTTGCACTTAATCCTAATGATGGGTTTAGAGTATTAGAATTTCAATTTGAGATGGTGGGTAGAACCTCAGCAATCAGAGAGTTTAGTTCTATGACTGGTAAAACATATAAAGAATTATGTAGTGCAGGTAGTATTTTGCAACCGGATGTATTAAACAAGTGTTTGATGTATGCTAAAGAAAGAGTTAAAAATCCGGTAGATATAATTAGTACTCCTTTAACTGTAAATCAAATGCGTGAGCAAATTGACATGTATATGAATTTACATAAAGGTAAGAAAACAATAGTTACTTTAGATCATACCATGTTAGTTAAAAGAGCACCCTATCAAAATAACACATTAGATATGATGTTTGAGCTAGGTGAATTCTTTACTCAATGTAAAAGGGATTATCCTATTTTGTTTATTGCTTTATCACAGCTAAACAGAAACATAGATAGCCCGGACAGAGCAATTGATGGTAAGTATGGTAATTATATATTAGAGTCAGATATTTTTGGTTCAGATGCTATGTTACAACATGCTGATATGCTCATAGGTATTAACAGACCCGCAAAGCAAAAGATTAGGTTCTATGGCCCTGATAGGTACATTATAGAAGATGACAAAACATTAGTATTGCATTTTCTTAAAGCACGTAATGGTGATGCTAGAATGAGTTTCTTTAAAGCTAAGTTTGAACAAATGAAGATTGAAGAAATGCTTACACCAGGACAACAAGAAAGGAGATAAACAATTAAAATTTTAAATAATGGCAATATCAACGGCAGAGCGTAAAAAAAGAGTCTCTGATTTAAGAGAAGCGCATGAAGATTACTTTCAGACAGAAGGTAAGCTTAATGCACTATATATACCTAAGATGGCATATAGACCATCAGGAAAAGATGAATTACATGTTAGTTTCTTTCCTAGTGAACTAGAAAAAGAAGAAGATGTATATACAGAGTTTGTAAGTATAGACTATGTATCAGAAGATCCAAAAAGAAGTTTGTATCTTTTACATTATAATCCACATTGGAAATCAGAGTATGAACTTATTACTTCTAACTCAGGATTTCAAAGACATATGATACCTGTAAGTGAATTGAAAGTAGTTAATGATGTAGTATCCGCTCCAGTAAAGCCAAAGTTTTCTACTGCTTCTGTTAAATCTACTTCTATAGATATCTTTAATATAGCAGACCCTGAAGCAACAGGTGATACGTTACTTATAGATAAGTTGGAAGAAATTAATCAAACCTTAATAACCTTAACCAAAGTAATCAATAAATTTAATAAATAAATATGGCGCAAAGTGTATTAGTCATAGCAGATTCTGGAACTGGAAAATCCACTGCTATTAGAAATTTAAATCCAGATGAAACGTTTATCATAAACATTGCTAATAAACCCTTACCTTTTAAAGGTTGGAAAAAAAACTATACTTTAATTAGTAAAGAAAATCCTGGAGGTAATTTAGCATCAGCTTCTTCTGCTATAGGCATTATGAAAGCTATAAAACATGTAGATGAGAAAATGCCTGCAATTAAAACCTTAGTGGTTGACGACTGGCAATATATGAGTTCTTTTGAATATTTTGACAGAGCTAATGAGAAAGGTTATGATAAGTTTACTCAAATTGCGGCTAACCTTGCCATGGTGGCAAAGATGCCTAAAGATTTGAGAGATGACTTAACAGTAATTTTCTTAACTCATTCTGAAGATTCAACTGATTTAAACGGAAATAGAAAAGTTAAAGCAAAAACTATTGGTAAAATGATAGACAATACTTTAACTTTGGAAGGTTTATTTTCAATTGTGTTATTTGGTAAAGTAAATAAAAATGATGATGGTGAACTTGAATATGGTTTTGAAACTCAAAACAATGGAGAGAACACATGTAAATCACCCCAAGGTATGTTTGAAGATCGCTTCATTCCAAACAACCTGCAGTATGTAAAAGACTGTATGAAAAAATATGAAGAATAATTAATAAACTAATAAAACAAAAATTATGTTAAACACTAGTGGAATGTCAGCCGGAAGCGGTAAAGAAAAACCAGTAATTGGACCAGGAAATCAAGTTGTTAAAATCAACTCAATCACATTTGATGTGACACCATATGCTGCAGATGCATTTAATATTATGTTACATGTAGAATCAGAACCTATGGAAGGAGAATTTCAAGGTTTCTTGTTAGATGCTAATGACCCAAATAGCCCACGTTATGCTGGTCAAGTAGGAAGAGTTAGATTTTCTCAGTATGCATACAAAGATACTATTTTACCAAACGGTAATGAAATTAGTAGAGATACTGAAGTAATGAAAGCAATGATCTTTTTATCAGAACAAATTGGTAAAAGAACTGAGTTAGATGCTATTCAAGCAAATACTATTGAAGACTTTATGGTTAAATGTAACAGTGTACTATCGGGACCAACGTTTATGAATGTTTGTTTAGGTACACGTGAGTGGGAGAACAAAGAAGGTTATGTAAATAATGATCTTTACTTGCCAAAGATGAGCAAAGCGGGAATTCCTCTTGAAGCTTTAGGTGTAGAAAATTCTAGATTAATTACATATAATGTAAATGATAAGAATCACTATAGACCTATAGTTGTTAAAGATGTACCAGCAACAAATTCATTTGAACCGGCTGCAGTAGCGGGTGATGATTTTGATTTGTAAATCAATCTAATAATATTAAGAGGGGATGATCTAGGTTGTCCCCTTTTTTTTATTTAATTTTAGCCTTTATGTTTAACACAAAAAATTTAGTATTAGAGGAACAAGATATACCCAGTTATTGGGTGTTTCAGCATTACTTAAATTTATCTGAACCGTTAACTGGTCAGGATATAAAGCTAACATCTATATTTAATCCTCTTGAGAAAACACCAAGCTTTTGCATTTATGTAGATAAAAGAATAAGGCAGTATAAGTTTAAAGACTTCTCAACTGGGAAAAACGGTAACAAGGTAGATTTAGTAAAAATGTTATTTAACATAGAATACCCGGAAGCAGCCAGGAAAATAGTAAAGGATTATAATCTACATGTAAAGACTAATGGTTTTAAAGAAATAGATTTTAAACCGGAAGCAAAGTGGACAGTTGATTTTATTAAAACAAGGCCCTGGAATGAAACTGATAGTAAGTATTGGTTATCATTTAGAATAGGCATGTCTATATTATTAGAATATAATGTGAAACCTATTGAGTATTATAACTTAGTTAAAATAGAAGAAGACAAAGTAGAATCTATTACTATAAAAAATAATAGTCTTTACGGCTATTTTAATAAAGCAGGTGGAGTATGTAAGATATATCAACCTACTAGCAGCAAACATAAATTTCACAAAGTAAAGCAATATCTTCAGGGTTATGATCAATTAAAGTTTGATAAACCTTATCTGGTAATATGCTCATCTCTTAAAGATGCATTATGCTTAAAAAGTATAGGATATAACATAGAAGTGTTAGCTCCTGACAGTGAAAATACAATGATAAAAGCTTATGTAATAGAGCATTTAAAAAAGAAGTACAAAAAAGTAATAACTCTCTTTGATAATGATGAGGCTGGCCTCAAGGCTGTTGAAAGATATGCTAATGCATATAAGATTAACGGTTTTGTACCAACTATATGCAAAGACATATCAGACGCTATGAAGTTACATGGTTTTGATAAGGTTCATGCAATGCTAAAGCCATTATTAAAAGAAACATTAAATAAATAAAATTAAATTTAAAACAAATGGGAGTATTAGATTCACAATTAGTAAACATAGATAGTGATATCAAAAACGCACAAGCAATTAAAAACACAGTTCTTGATTTATTAGCAAAAAATGATATAATTTCTAAAGAAGATGTGGAAGTTTACTATAAAGATTATCAAATTATAATCATCAAAAAATCTTGGTGGCATAACTGGAAAGATATATTTGGAAAAGATGCTGAGGCTGGTTACCATTATAAATTTGTAAAAATAAATTAAA